GTCGACGCATATTCAGTCTCCGCCGAGCATTAAGGATGCATGGGATTCGCACTTGGCCGACGAGCTGGCGAAAATTCCTGGCGTCTACCAGATGCGCGAGTACTTCGCCCCTGCCGACCCGGTCAACCACCCGCCGCACTACACCAGCCACCCGAGCGGGGTGGAGTGCATCACGATCACCGAGCACATGGGGTTCTGCATCGGCAACGCCATCAAGTACCTGTGGCGCGCCGACGAGAAAGGCAACGCCATCGAAGACCTCGAAAAAGCCCGCTGGAACATCGACCGCGAAATACGCCGGCGTGGAGAAATCCAATGACCCTCGGCCAGTCTTCGCCCGACGCGCTGAAGGCCAGGGCTAGAGAATCGCTGTCCCTCTGGGACAAGACGTTCGGCGTAACCATCGAGGTCTACACGGGGATGAACGCCGCGGAAGACGCCTACCGGAACGCCCCGGAGTTGGTCGCTGATCTGCTCGCCAGGATCGAGGAGCTCGAAAGAGGCACTTCCACCGGTAGGCATGTCGCTGTCGATCAGCAGATGCTCGTTTCAGCTGTCCGTTACGCACTCGGCCGGCAAACCTACATCGTCAAGTGGACGGTCGATGAAGTGGTGAGAGCCTGGCCGCAACTCACAACCGCTTTGCGGGGACTGATCATCCGCGACGTGATCGAAGCCGTCGTTGTCACCGGCTCAACCGGATCGCCGAGGATCGCCGATATTGACCGCCCTGAGTGGGACCGCATCCTCGAACTGGGGGTGTCCGTGTGACCCGCCTCGGCCAGTCCCCACCGTCAACATGCCTGTGTGGTCACGCCTTCCACACCGGGCCATGTGAGGGCCGCACTTACGTCGATGAGCCTGGTCTCGGGTTCTGCCACTGCCCTGACGGCGAACTGGACGGAGACCGATAATGCACAGCCCTGAGGTGGTCGCATTCACCATCAGACGCCCGTGGCCGAAGCGTGAGAAGCACTTCGATGGCCGTCGGCGTTGGAGCTGGCGTCCTCCGTGCTTCACAGTGGCCGGATATGAGTGGCACTTCCCCGAGCTGATCACGGTGTGGCACAACGAACCCGGCGGCCACGATTCCCTGTCCGTTTGTGGCCACCAGTCACATTGGCAATGGCATGTTCACCACTGGTCGATCCAGATTCATCCCCTGCAGGTGTGGCGGCGCCGGCTGCTGACACGGTGCGAGTGGTGCGGCGGTCGTTCAACCAAAGGTGACAGCGTCAACCACAGCCACACCTGGGACGGAGTGCGCTCCCCGTGGTGGCGTGGTGAACGCGGTCTCTACCACGGCGACTGTTCGACCGTGTGGTCCGCGCACCAGCAATGTCTGTGCGACACCCCGGTGCTCGACCACTCCGATTACGGGCACTGTGCGGTGTGCGGCAAGTACCGGGGGTGGCGGCAGACGCCAACGATCCCTGACCGCTACCTGGCGTCACTGCCCGAGGGCTCTCGAATCCCCGCCGATAAGCGCGACTGGCTCAGAGCCGAGTGGGCAAAGCTGCGCGCCGAACACGAACTGGACGAAGACCGATGAGCGCACGCAAGCCCGCCCGCTGGCGAATTTACCGACATTGCGGACTATCCCAATGGGTGGCCGAGAGGCGCATCTGCGGATCCTGGCTCATAGTCCGCAAGTACGCCTCCGGCGCTGAGGCCCTGGCCGCATTCGCAAGAGGTGGCCGGTGAGTAGGCGTGGGTGTCCGACGCCGGAGAAGATCCGGTACGACTCATGGGGTGCGGCGAAGTATGCGCTCCGCAGCTATCGCCAGGGAAAGAGGCTCATCGCGCCCACACGGGCCTACCGCTGCCGTGGGCACTGGCACCTAACGAGCCGTGCATGATGCCTATTCGTCCCGAGAATCGTCACCGCTACCCGGCGGACTGGAAACAGATCAGCCGCCGTATCCGGTTCGAGCGCGCCGCGTCACGTTGCGAATGTGAAGGCGAGTGCGGCCGTGGTACCCACTCTGGTCGCTGCCCGAACAGGCATGGCGGCAACGCCTACGGCACCGGATCGGCGGTCGTCCTGACCGTCGCCCATCTCAACCACGTCCCAGAGGACTGCCGCGACGAGAACTTGCGCGCAATGTGTCAGGGCTGCCACCTGCACTACGACCGCGACCACCACGCGCAAACCGCAGCCCGCACCCGTACCGCCGCACTGGAACGCCAAATGGAACCACTCTTCGGCACGGACGGTGACCGGTGATGTTCGAAGCCGCTCACGCGACCATCGACCAGTTGATCGACCGCACGATCGCCCAGCTCGACGCGCACCGGGCCGCCGGCGGCGATGACGACTCATTCCAGGCCGCGCTGGTCGGCCAGTTCTACACCGCCGCCGCGAACATGCCACCAACCGCCGGCGCCGCGCACATGGCCCTGACCTTGTACCGGCTCACCAAAGCCCACCAACGAATCGCCGACCTAATCGCCGAGAACACCCGCTACGCCAACACTCTCTACGACCTCGACGCACTTGAGGGGCTCTGATGGCTGAACGCACACCGCCGGGTTTCATCATCCCTTTGGAGTTCTACGACGGCCCGGAGGTCAAGTCGATCCCTCGCCGTGTACGGGCGGCCGCGATCGGTGTGTGGGCGTTGTGCGGGAATTACTCGGCTACGAAGCTCACTGACGGGTTCATCGACGCTGAGACGTTGAGGCAGTTCGGCTGCACCCCGGCGATCCGGTCGGCTTTGCAGGCGACGGTCAACGCCGAGGGTGATGTGTCGCCGTTGTGGGTGGACGCGCGGGACGGTGGGGTGCAGTTCACGAACTGGCCGAAGTGGCAGCGGACACGCGCCGAGGTGAGGGCGTATCGGGACTCTGAAGCGGAACGTAAGCGTCGAGCACGCAACTCTCACGCAACTCGTAACGCAAACGCGGGCAGTAATAAAAGCGCGGAAGAGACGAACGAAACATTCGCCAATGACGCCGAGAATCGTTCTACCAGCAGTGATATCGAAATGTCCGCGCGGACAACCGCCGGACACCCGCCGGACATCCGAACGGATTCCAGCGAGACTAAGACAGAGACAGAGACTGAAAGTACTTACGTTCCCGAGGAACACGCACCAAACGTAGGCGCCGACGAGCGAGGCCTCACACGCCCCGTCGAACCCTCCGCGAGCCGCCTCGTCGCGACCCTCATCCCCGACACCATCCCCGGCGCAGTACGCACCGGACTGCGCCTGCAAACCAGCCAACTCATCCGAGCAGACCGAATCGACCCCGACATCGCCGCCGAAGCGCTACGCCGCTGGCTCAACAAACCCGGCGCCGGCGTCGGCCTCCTCCCCGCCCTGGTCGCCGACGTCATCCGCGAACGCGCCTCACCCACCACCAACCCCGGTAACGGCAACAAAGTCCGCGGCTACGCCGAACTCGCCGCCGAAATACGCGCCCAGGAACAAGACCCACCCCGGAAGGAACTCCGATGACCACCACAGCCGAAGCCCTCGAAGTCATGGCCGTCGTCGCCGCATGCCACCACCGAACAGCACCACGCCTCGACGACCGCCAAGCCGCACTAGTCACCGCCACGATCTGGGCCGAACTGTTCACCACCTACAACCTCGACCTGGCCGACCTCATCGCCGCCGTGAAAAAGCGCGGCGCAACCCACCCGGAGGCCCCTGAACCGGCAGACATCATCCGCCACGCACGCGAAATCCGCCGCGACCGATCCGAACGCGAAACCGACGCCGAACGGCGAGCACGTGAAGACGCCCGCGACGCCGAACTCGACCAGCGACTGCTCACCCGGATCACCGGGATCGGCAGAGGAATCGAGACAGCCTGATGCACATCTGCGAGATCCCCACCACACGAACAACCAGCAACTGGTGGACATGCGAGGCCTGCGGTCAGATCTGGCGGAAAGTCACCGGACACTGGCGCATGACCCCATTGGAAGCCGAACAGTGATCGGCCCCGCTGTGCTCGGTATCGACCCCAGCCTCACCCGCACCGGAATCGCGATCATCGCCCAAGGCGACACCGTGGCACGCCCCGCCCTGCTCACCGACATCGGATGGGCCGGAACCGCCGCCGCCACCTACAACGACCGACTCGACCGCATCGAATCGCTGATCGGGGCGATCCTCGCCACCATCAACCGGGCCATCACCGAGCGGGGCGCCGACATCGTCGGTGTCGCCATCGAAGGGCCCATCTACCACGGCAAATTCCTGCCGTCCTACTTCGACCGGGCCATCCTCTTCGGGGCCCTCACATCCCAACTCAGGCGCCTCGGAGGCCGGCGCACTCCGTGGGTCGTCATCAACCCCGCCACCCGCGAACAGTTCATCACCGGAGTCGGAACCCGCGGCGACAAACCCCGCGTCCTACACGAAATGCGAACCTGCTGGTACCCCGACCGGCCCGAGAAAATCGAAAACCACGACCAAGCCGACGCCCTCGGCCTGGCCACCGCCTACGCCATCCACCTCGGCTGGAAAATGCCCTTCCGGCTACGCCGCTGCCACGTCGAGAACGTCGCGAACATCACCTGGCCCACCCCGCGTGCATCGTGAACACACCCGCCCACCAGCCTGGCCCACCACCCATACCGGCCAGCCTGCTGCGGCTCATCACCACGATCCTCGACCCCGACGACCTCCGCGACAACTGGCGTCTCCACGCCGCATGCAGAGGCCACCCCGAACGCGACCGACTGTTCTTCCCACCCCGCGCCCGAGCCTCCGAAGGGATGACCCGCCACCAATCCGAACAACGCCGCCGACTCATCATCGCCGAAGCGAAATCCGTTTGCGGTGCATGCCCAGTCACCACCCAATGCCTCACCTACGGCAACCGAATGAACGACTACACCGCCATCTGGGGCGGGAAAACACCACGCGAACGCGGCCGCAAACGAGACGACACCTAACCGAAACCAACACTAGGAGAACAACACCCGTGAACCGAATCCAGAACCTCACCGACAAGATCGCCCGCCAACTCGGTTACCTACCCGCCCACTCGTGCCCAAAGATCGAAGTCACCTACGAAAGAGGCAAGCCGCCGTACGTCCTGATCGAACCCCCTGGCAACGCGGCGTGGCAGAACCGAGTCACCGGGTACGTGTTCCCCACCCCCGACGGCCCATTCGGCGTGCTACTGACATGCCACCCGAACCCCTGCATCTGCGATAGCGGGCACAGGTCATGACCAAACCGCGCCCAGAACCCTCGCGTCACGTCCTGATACGCGTCCTCGAAATAGGCAGCCTCAACGAGGCCGTCGGGATCATCGCCCCCGAAACCCTGCGCCGCGACGTCACATTCACCACCCGCAGCCCACACGGCGGCCACGGCCAGGAAACCATGCCCGGCCTCGTCGTCATCGGCGGCGACGACCTCGAACCCATGGCCCGCAACATCGCCCGGATCGTCCTCAAAATCATGTCAACCGACGAACTGCTATGGCTGCCCGTCAACGCACACCGCGCATTCGGGGCCTGGACCATCGAAGCCGCGCCCCTCACCGACTGGATGCGGCTAACCACCATCCCCGACGCCACCATCCTCCGAACCTCGAACATCAACCCCGCCACCGGGCACCCCATCGGACAGGAACCACCACGATGAAAAGGAACCACCCCACAATGAAACTCACCGCCCTGATCACCACCACCATCGCCGCACTCACAATCGCCGGCTGCTCATCAGATGCCGACGTAGCATCCGAGAACCTCAGCAAAGCCGCAGACAACTTCGAAGTGCCCCGCCGAATCGTGTTCTTCAACGGCATCACCGACAAGTACCTGCTCGAGATCCAAGGCCGCTGCTCCATCGCAGCAGACACCGCCTCAAAGAAGCTCGACGTCACCTGCAAAGTCGGCGACGGCTACAAAAAGCACTTCCTCGGGCTGTCCGACAACGTGTCCTACTTCGTCGAGCAAGTGGAAGGCAAACACGTCAGCACCGACTTCTACCAGGTCAATTTCAAGCCGCAGGCGATCGTGCCGGACATCGAGCTCCGATGACGATCCTGCGTGACGACATCCGCACCCTGCGCGACGCGGCGGAGATCCTGCACCGCCACGGCCGCCACCACACCGCCGAGGACTGCCTCACCGTGGCCTCCACGATCGCCGTCGACATCGCCCTCGGCGACAACCCCGCACCAGCACCAGGAAACCGACTCACACGCCTCACGGAAGGACACTGACCCATGTCACTCGACCCGGAAACCGCCCTAGCGCTCGAACACGCGAAACTCAACCGCGCTACCCGAGCACACCGCGACGCCCAGGAAGCCGTCGCCGCCGCGCAAGCCCGACTCGACCAAGCCCGCGAACAACTCCGCACACTCGAAACCCTCGACCCGGACCGCGCCGAGATCAACCTCGACGACGACCCACGCGACCCAGACACCCAAGCCGCCGAATTCTTCACCCGCACCGGCGACTTCCACCAAGTCGACATCGCCATACCCATCGAAGACGAACCCCACGAACTCACACTCGGAGCCCAATTCGTCATCAAATTCACCCCCGACCAGAAACCCCTCATCATCGAAGTCTTCCGCCAACTCCGCGGCGCCCTCGCAGCACGAATCACCATCACCCGCATGGAAGAAACCACCGAAAGTGACATCGCCGGTGGAAATTCCACACCCAATGTTGCAATCGACAACGACACGGAACTTGAGCAGCGGCGGCAGTGGAGTGAACTCACCGAAGAGGAAAAACGCGCAACCCTCGCGGCGTGCCGCGCCGCCGCCGACCACGAAGAACAGAAGAACCAAGCCGCCGCCCACTTCGGCGTCCCACCCGACCAACTCACCCCAATCCGAATGAGCAACGGCCAAACCGCCTGGACCCACACCCCACCACCAGCCCCCGCCGGCCGCCACCACAAACCGGAAGACGAACAAGCATGAATGGCCGCGAACGCAAAGACGACCTCACCGCCCGCGCCCACGCCGTCGCCGCCTGGGCAGACGCCGCACACCGGGCAATCCCCGCCGACACCGGCATCGCGCTGGGCTTCCAACTAGCCACACTCGTCCGCGACCTGGCCGACTTCATCGCCGCCCCACCGTGCTGCGACGGCGGGCCGCAATGGGGACACGCATCGACCTGCCCAACCCTGCCCTGACATGCCCAGCAGAACCGCCCGCACCACCACCCAGAAACGCCTCGGCAACGACCACCAAATCAACCGACAACGCCTACTCGCCCGACACACCGACGGCACACCCTGCTGGTGGTGCGGAAGACCCATGTACCGCGACCGCACCAAAAACTGGGACTACAAACCCAACGCCCAACGCAAAGACGGCAAACCCGACACCAGCAGCGGATCACTCGCCGCCGACCACACCAAACCCCGCAGCACCAACCGAAACAGCATCGCCGACCGAATCATCCACGGCACCTGCAACAAAGAACGAGGAGACGGAACCCGTGACCACCTCAGACCAGCACTCACCCACAACACCGACCCCAACAACACCGACACACAACTCGGCACCCGCGTCTTCGACTGGCCCTAAACCACGCATCGCCGACACCATCTACTACCGACACCCCTGCGACTGCCCCACCGCCAGCCGACCACTACAACCCGGCGAACACCCCGAACACCGATTCGACGTCGACGGCCAACCATTCCCCTGGCTGATCGCCGACGACGGGATCACCGTCGAGTGGATGCACAACTTCTACCCACTGCTCACCTTCGACTTCTTCGCCCACCACGTCGACACCGACACCGAGATCCCCATCACCGTCCGACGGTGGCACCCCGGAGACAACCAGCCATGACAACCAACGGGGCCGTCGTCCAACGAGCGCAATGGGCACACGACTGCCCGCCGCGGTTCCAAGTCCTCAGCGTCGTCATGCTGCCCAGCAGCATCTACTGGCCTGACCGACCAGGATGGCCAACCCGACTATGGGTCGCGCTACCCAACCCACCGACGACCCTGATCTCACACACGTTCGGACGTAGGACCATCGACCTACCCGAGATTGCCTGTCTCGCAGCGACATGGCGCGAGGCTATGGACTACGCCACCACCGGCAAGCGGCCCCGACCACTGGACGCTGTCTACCCGGGATGGTGTGGTTTGGATGTTTGCTGAACGGCGGAACATGCCCCCGACCTGCAACTATGCGAAACCTGTAGCGATCAACAATAGTGCTCTGACCTGCGGCGATGCCACCCCCAAAATTGCCAGCTACCCCCCCGAGGATGACTCCCCCCGCGGTAGGCAAAGTTTTTTTTCGGCCCTCGGATTTTTCGCAGGGGCGCCGTGATGGCTGCGCGGCGTCCGGCGAAATCGGCTGCCGCTCGGGCTGATTCTGCGGCTGAATCCGGGTCTGCACCGGGGCGGACGAAGGGTGAAGCCGGGGCCGGGGCGGGTTCGAATCGGGTTCGTGGGGTGCGGCGGGGGCGGGTTCCGGGTGCTGGTGAGCGGTTACGGAAGGAGTTGGGGCAGGAGGGGGATTCGTTCTCTGTGTCGTTGCTGATCGAGCAGGCCGCCCGGAACGCTGACCGGCTGGATGTGATCAACGATCTGCTGGCTGGTGATTCGAAGGCGTGGTTTGAGGTGGAGATCGCCGGGTCGGTGGCTGAGGTTCGGGTGACGAACCTGGTGGTCGAGGAGCGTCAGCGCTCTGCGGCTTTGCACAAGATTCTGGTGGATATTGCCCGTATGAGGAATGCGAAGGGCCCGGGCTCGCCGGCCGCCGGCGGGAAGGGGAAGGGGGCGGCTAACCCGCTCACGCGAATTCAGCAGGGCCGCAGGGCGTAAGCGCCGGATCTGATGGCCACGACTCCGACGCCAACGCGGTTGGCCGCGGCTCGTGCTGCGGCGCCGCGGCGTGGCCGCGCGGAGTTGCCCGACGAGTTTCTTCCGAAGCCGTATCCGAAGTTCATCGGGAAGTGGCCTCGGCTGGTGGGACGCCAGGAGCCGGAGGTCACGTCGTGGTTCCCGGGCGATGAGTCCGATGGCGACGCGGCGGCGGATCTCGGGTTCGAGGCTGGCGTGCGGTGCATGCCGTGGCAGTGGTGGGGGCTGCGGAAGATCCTGTCGCGGTTGCCGTCCGGGTTATGGACGCACCCGGACTGTGTGTTCACCACCACCCGGCAGTCAGGCAAGACGCAGATCATCATTCTGCGGATCCTGTTCGGGCTGTTCGTTCTCGGCGAGTCAATCGTTTACTCGGCGCAGCGGTGGAAGACCTCGGAGGAGGTTTTCGACCGTTGTGTGGGGATCATCCTGGCCAACGATTGGATGCGGGAGCTGCTCGAGGCGCGTCCTGGGTGCCCGGACGGCTTCTCGAAAGCGGGCAAGGTTGGGCAGATCTTCCTGGCGAACGGCGGTTCGCTGTTCTGCGGGTTGCGGTCTGGGGATTTGGGTCGCGGTTCGACGAAGGTCGATCTGGTCATTTTCGATGAGGCGTACAAGCTGACCGAGGATCAGGCGAAGGCGATGACGGGCGCGCAGTTGGCGTCGGAGAATGCGCAGACGATCTACATTTCGACGCCGGCGATTCAGTCTGTGCATCCGTACTGCCAGCAGTTGGCGACGATGCGCGCTCTGGGTTTGAAGCGCACGCGGGATGTGTTCTTCGCGGAGTGGCGGGCGCCGGATGGTGCGGACAGGTCTGATCCGGAGGCGTGGCGGTTGGCGTCGCCGTCATTCGGGGTGATCCAGAAGGCACGTGATGTGGGCCGTGAGTTCCACAAGTCGCGCACTGATCAGGGCCGGGCGTTGTTCGACGCTGACTATCTGGGTATCGGGGACTATCCGGCTGATGAGACCGAACGTGATCCGGTCATTCCGATTGAGGAGGTGTGGCGGCCGTTGACGGATGTGATGCCGGTGTTGGTCGGTCAGCGGGTGATCGCGATTTCCCGTTCGCAGGATGCTGAGACGTGGGTCATCGCGGTGGGTTCGCGTACGGAGACGGGTCGTGTGCAGATCGAGGTCGGGTGGGCGGAGAAGGCGCACATCGGTCAGGTCGCGATGTATGTGACGTTGTTGGTGGAGCAGTGGGATCCGGCGGCGATCGTGATTGAGGGGCGTGACCCGGCGAAGTCGTTGGCTCCGTATCTGCGGAAGGTGTTCGATGTCGATGTTCATTTGACGTCGGCGCCGCAGTTCGCTGTGGCGTGCCGGGGTTTCATCGACGGCGCGTTCTCGGGTGATGTCAGCCATTCTGATCAGCCGATTCTTACTGATGCGCTGATGGAGGCGGCGCTGCGGAAGTTGCCGCAGGGGGATCTCGTTTGGGACATGAGTGTGGGGTGTCCGGCGCCGTTGGTGGCGGTGACGTTGGCCCATTGGGCGGTGTTGGAGTTCGCTGAGGAGGGTGGCCCGACGGCCAGGCCGGTTGGTGCGAGCCCGGAATTCGCGGCAACATATTCCGATTTGGACGTGTTGGGTGCTGCATTCTGATTCCTGAGATGTGACGTAACTCCCCAATCAGTCTGGGGTGTGCGTTCTTCAGGATGGAGCGCTGTGACGAAACGGGTTGCTACGGCCGCCCCGGTCGGCGAGTCGGGTTACACGACGTTGTCGAACGGGTGGGTGTCGTGGGATCCGTTTGAGAAGGTCCCGGATCTGCAGTGGCCGTCAAACGTTTCGGTGTTCCTGGAGATGGATAACAACGACTCGCGGGTGTCGTCGCTGTTGGAGGCGATCAGTCTGCCGATCCTGGAGACGGGATGGCGGATCGAGCCGAACGGCGCTCCCGCTGAGGTGGTCGAGTTCGTTTCTCGGAATCTGAATCTGCCTGTGGTGGGGTTCGACGCGGTGGACGATCCAGGCCGCTCCCGGGGCCGGTTCTCGTGGTATCAGCATCTGCGGCTGGTGACCAGCCCTGTCCCGCAGTTCGGCCACGGGGTGTTCGAGCAGGTGTATCGCCGCGACGGTGACCGGCTGGTGTTGCGGAAGCTGGGTCCGCGGCCGCAGTGGACGATTTCCCGGTTCAACGTGGCCTTGGATGGCGGGCTTGAGTCGATCGAGCAGATGGCACCGCTGTCGACGGGCAAGGTGCTGTACGGCATTGCACCGCTCGAGATCCCGGTCAATCGGCTGGTGGTGTACACCCGTAACCCGCGTCCCGGTTTCTGGCAGGGACGTTCGATCCTGCGGAGCGCCTACAAGCATTGGTTGCTGAAGAACGAGCTGCTGCGCATCGAGGTTGAGGCGATCCGCCGCAACGGCATGGGTGTACCGGTCGGTACTGCGGCGAATCCCCGGGACCAGGTTGAGGTCGAGCACATGCAGCAGATCGCGTCGTCGTTCCGGGGGTCGATGAACGCCGGTGTTGGTCTGGCGCAGGGCCAATCCCTGGAGTTGCTTGGTGTGCAGGGCAACCTTCCCGACATTCGGGCGGCGATCACCTACCACGACAAGTCGATCGCCTTGTCCGGGCTGGCGCATTACCTCAACCTCGACGGCGGAGGCTCGTTCGCGCTGGCCGCGGTGCAGGAACGGCCGTTCATCCAGGCGCTGAACGCCTCCGCGAAGTCGTATCAGGAGATCGGGCAGCAGCACATCGTCGAGGACCTCGTTGACCTGAATTTCGGCACCGAGGTTCGTTGCCCGCGTTTGGTGTTCGACCCGATCGGTTCGCAGCAGGACGCGACGGCGGCTGCCCTGAAGATGCTCGTCGAGGCCGGGCTGTTGGCGCCGGATCTGCGGATTGAGCGGTCGCTGCGCCAGCAACTCGACTTGCCGGCCAAACCCGATGCCGATGATCCGGACGCGCAGCCACCGAAGGGCACCACCGCCCCCGGCGGCCCCGGTACGGCCATTCCGCTGCCGGTTCTCAGCATTCCGGAAGCAGCAGGCGGCGTCTCGGCGGCAGAAAACCTGGACGGTGTGCAGGTGGAGGTGACC